CTATAATATACAAGCGTCCTCTATCAATGCTGCATGCAGCTGATAGAATTAATTTTGCATATTCTCCGTTAAAGAATATGCTAGGAAAGAATTTAGCCAATCTAATGGACGGCGTTGATTATGGTGGAGTTGAAATTACAAGTTTCGACTTTGGCGGATCAGCAGGTTGGGATGTTAAGGGATGGTATACTGATACTTGGGATACATTTGATAATACTTACGAAGACGAAGTCTTTACGTTTGATGGATCTACTCTAGCAATAGAATTATCAAAACCATTAGAAGATGGTATGACTTATAACCTGTATTTAAAGAAAGCAGGCGAAGCATCACCTTTAAGAATAGATGATCCTAACTTTGGCACAATAGATCAAAATAATCCTAACGCAGTAATGCCTAGTTTAATTGGTGATGGCGCAACTACAGTAATTGATTTAATTGCTTATGATATACATACCAGTGACAACGATGTATTAATAGTTAGAAAATATACCAGCGATGGTAGCTTTATTCCTGACCCAGAAAGTTATGATACTGCACTAACCGGCGGCAATTTAACTTATTCTACAGCAAGGGGTGTAAATCCTGAAGATATATTAGTAGACGGCGACGGGTTTGTTACACCTACTACAAGTAAGGGACCTGAAGAATTAGTTCCGGGACAAGTACTTGATACTCTTGATATTAAAGTATACACAAGAGATAGCGGTGGAGCACCTATGATTTTTAGTCAAAGCTATATTATGGATGCAACTGTAGTTACATATGATTTAAATATTATTCCAGGTACAGCATCGTCGGTGTTTGTTAAAATTGATAATATGTTACTAGACGATACTCAATATGAAATTGATTGGAAAAATAATACAGTAACTATTTTAACTCCTATTGATGGAGTAGAATTAAATATTTTAACTGTAGAACGTGGCGGTCAAGATATAGTTGATTATGGTAAGTTTGAAACTGACGGCTCAACTATGGATTATGAATTGACAAGAAAATATGTTGACGGTATGAGTATATTTGTAGCAGTTGACGGTATCCAAACTGATGTAATTTTATATGGCAGTGAATTAAATGATAACTCTGTAATACGTTTTTCAGAAATACTATTAGAAGGTCAAATAGTTAATTGGACAATCTTTGGTAATAGTGCAACAATTAATTACAATCAAATTACAAAAGATCTATTTGTAGCTGATGGTTCAACTGTTGAGTTTGCATTAGGTTCTGCACCGTTTTATGCTGTACCTACAGCATATAATGTATTAGTTAAGGTTGACAATCGTATCCTTAACCCAGGCTACAATATACAATTTACAATTCCTGCAAATCGACAAAGAGAGTATGCTCTAGAAGCATTCCAACAGCCAGGCAATGCTCTTCAAACCGACGATGTTAATGTTTTCATTAACGGCCAACAAATATTTGCACCGGTACAATGGAGATTTGATATTTTTAGTAGTAGTGTTATTCTTTCAGATGCCGTCGGAAACATTGGTGATTTAGTTGAAATCTATGTTATAACTGATGGAGAATATCAATTAGCAGGAACAACATTAACGCTAGTTAATGCACCAAATGCTGATCAGGTAGTTGAAGTATTTAAATTTAGTAATCATGACATTGTTGGTCTTGAAAGAACCAACTACGATGTAGTTTCTAGAAATGTTCTACTACCTGAACAAATTGAATATACTACTTACAATAGACTTACAGTTGGTGAAGTAACATTACGTAAACCTGCTGCTGCGGTACAATATGTTTGGGTAGCAGTTAACGGCGAGTTATTAACTCCAAGTGTTGATTACTACTTAGTAGACAAAAAATCAAAACTAAGATTGGTTAGATTACCAAATAAAGACGACGTAATTGATATTATTCACTTTACACCACAAGTGTCTCAACCTAAATTTGCATATAGACAATTTAAAGATATGCTCAACAGAACACACTACAAGCGCCTCGATGCTCCCACTACAACGTTATTACAGCCCCTACGTTCTTATGATCTAAGAATTGAAGTTGAAGATGCTACAAACTTACCTCAACCAAGTAAGAGTGCCAATGTTCCGGGAATTATCTTTATTGAAGGCGAGCGTATTGAGTACTTTATTAAAGAAAATAATACTCTGAGGCAAATTCGTAGAGGAACATTAGGAACAGGTGTGAAAGAAATTTATGCTGCTGGAGCAGATGTATATGATCAAAATAGTAATAAAACTATCCCATATAAGGACGTAACCCAAGCACAAATAGAAACTACTACAGGTACTAGTGATACATATATGCTAAACTTTAAAGCAGCTAATGCTAACGAGTTTGAAGTATTCCTTGCAGGCCGCAGACTACGAAAGACAGCAATTTTAGTATTTAACCCTGCACTTGCTCTTGATAGTCCAAAAGGTGATACAATAGTTCCTGCAGAATTTATATTAGAAAATGAAATAAACACTATTACAGGCGAAATTATAACTAGTTCTATTGTACTTGATACAGCACCTGCTGCCGATCAACAGTTACTAATAGTACGAAAAGTAGGTAAACTTTGGTCAGAATTAGGTGAAACACTAGGCCAAGCACAGAACGATATTGGGTTTTTCTTGAGAGCAGGAACAACCAAGCTACCAGAATAAATACAGTATGGAAAAAGGAAATGAGCGGAATTATGCAAGATAATAACGGTGTTCTAGTTCAAGGTCATATTAAGATATTTGATCCTGATACTAAAGAGGTATATGTTAACAAACGCAATGCCATTCATTACGAAAACATGAGTATAGCACTCGCTGAAAGTTTAAGTAATTCAGGGCAGGGCTTTATCTATGAAATGAGTTTTGGAAATGGCGGTACATCAGTAGACCCTACTGGTATTATTACCTACTTGACCCCAAACTCTTCAGGTACTAACGCTAGCTTGTACAATCAAACGTACACTAAAGTTGTTGATGACAGGGCCGTAAACAATACAGACCCAGCAAGAAATTTTTTAGAAACTAGGCATGTTAGTGGTACAAACTATACTGATATTGTAGTAAGTTGTCTATTAGACTACGGCGAGCCAAACGGCCAAGATGCATTTGATACTGCGTCTGATACAAATAATGCATTTGTGTTTGACGAACTAGGATTAAAGAGTTATATGCCATCTGGCAACGGACGATTAATTACACACGTTATTTTCCATCCTGTTCAAAAATCCTTAAACAGATTAATTCAAATAGACTATACTGTACGAGTACAAAGTTTATCAGGTAGTGGAGCATAACTATGGCATATGAAGTAAGTTATACCGATAGTGTAAACAAAGGTATTATTGTAGTTGAAGATAATGCCGTAAACACCGAAACTACCCTAGGGTTTCCTGGTAGAGGAAGTACTGCATATGGGCAAACTGTTGCAGAAAACTTTTTACATCTATTAGAAAACTTTGCAAAAACTACACCACCAGTTCGTCCAGTTGAAGGACAACTTTGGTATGATAATACTGATGGCGTAAATCAACTTAAGATATACGACGGTACTACTTGGGTAGCAGCTGGTGGCCTTAAAAAGTCAGTAAATCAACCAGCAGTTGCAAATAGCATTGCTGGCGACTTGTGGGTTAATACTGATAGTCAACAATTATATTTGTTCACAGGCACTTCATGGATTTTAGTTGGACCTAGCTTCTCTGATGGCTTGCTTACTGGAGCACAATCAGAAGCTATTGTTGGTACTGACAATGTAACATACAATGTATTAATAATTAAAATTGAAGATAAACCAGCAGCTATTATTAGTAGCCAAGCATTTATACCTAAAAGCACAATTACAGGATTTAGAGCAGGTATCCAAGCAGGATTTAATATTGCATCAACGCCTATTGTTGGATTACAAGTATTAAAATATTACGGCATAGCAGAAAAAGCAGAAGGCCTAGTAGTTAACAGTGAAGCGGTTTCTGCAAGCAATTTTTTGAGAGCAGATGCTGCATCAACTACTAACTATCAGTTCAAAGTTAAAACAAATGATGGATTACAAGTTGGCTCCGGCGGCCAAATTAATATTAAAATAGAAGGCGAAGCAGGGGTTATACAACACAATACTCCTGGAGCAAACATTGATTTTGTACTAAGAGAAGGTAACGTTAATAATACAGTACTACGTATTGACAGTACACAAAAAGTTGGTATTAATAATACTGCTCCTGAAGAAGATTTAGACGTAGTTGGTAACGTAAAAATTAGTTCAAAAACTACAGATTCAGCTACAGGTTTTTTAAAAATACAAAGTACTATTCAAAGTGACGACATTAATGAAGGTTCGCTGATTGTAAGTGGCGGTGCGGGTATAGCACTAAATTTAAATGTAGGCGGTAACGCTGATATAGCAGGACTATTGACTACTGCAAATGTAACTCCTGATAGCAATAGTAATCGTAATATTGGTAGCCCTGTTAACAAGTATGATCAAATATATGCAACTACATTTTATGGAAACCTACAAGGCAATGTAAGCGGAACAGTTACAGGTCGTGCAGGATCAGCAGACAGATTAGCAAGTGCTACTACATTTGCAGTAGATGGAGACGTTGAAACTAACAGCTTTGCATTTGATGGGCAAACTGGTGGATCAGTTAAAACATTTGATGTTAGGATACGCAACAGTTTTGTTAGTAATAAAGATGTAATATATTCAGTTGATAATGCAGATGAAATTTTAGTTAATAAAGTTATTGGTGATACAGGTTTATATCGAGTAACTAAACGTAACTTTTTAAAGAATATTCCATTAATCCCAGCAGGCTCTATGCTACCTTATGGAGGACAAGAAGCTCCAGCAGGGTGGTTGCTATGCGATGGTTCTGAAATTAGGAAATCAGATTATACGCTATTGTGGGAAGCAATTCAATTTAACTTTAGAGATGCTTCGTTGATTAGCGATGGCGGCGTAAATTACTTTGCACTACCTGATTTAAGAGGAAGATTTGCACTTGGTGCAGATAATATGGGAGGACCAAGTGCAAACCGTGTTACTAGTTCTGCTGCTGATGCAGTAGGTAATAGTTCGGGTGAAGAATCTAAAACAGTTGGTATTGAAAATTTACCAGAACACGAGCACGATTTAGAAGGTGATAGCGGAACTCAGTATTACGGCATTCGCGTAGGCGCCGGCGATCCTTTAGATGCTGCCGCAGTTACACTGCCAATTGAACCAAACTTGGGCGGTACGCAAGGTTTAGCATCCAGCGGCGGCATCAAAACAGCAGCAACATTAGGAACACCGCTAGATGTTATGAACCCATATCTAGTCGTTAATTATATAATTTATACTGGACAATAAGATGAGTTATCAACTAAACAAAACAGACGGAACTATCTTAACAGACTTAATTGACGGCCAGATAGACATTGAAAGTACAAACTTAACTCTTGTTGGTCGAAATTATACTGGTTACGGTGAAGCATTTAACGAAAACTTTATACGTTTATTAGAAAATTTTGCAAACAGTGCTGCACCTACCAATCCACTAAGTGGACAAATTTGGTGGGACACTAGTGAGCAACGACTTAAAGTGTACGACGGAACTGTTTGGAAAGCATCAGGTGGCCCGTATGTTCAAGAAACTCGTCCACAAATGGTATCGGGTGATCTTTGGATAGATAACCTAAACAATCAAATGTATGCGTATGACGGCGCCCAAACTATTTTGATAGGTCCGTCATATACTGCTTCACAAGGTAAAAGTGGTTTTGAAATTGTTAGTATATTAGATACACAAAGCAGATCAAGAACTATAGCTAAGTTTAATATCGGTAGCATGCTTGTTGGCATTTTCAGCGCAGTTGAGTTTACACCAATCTATGCACAGCGTATTTTAGGTCTAGTTACAGAAACAAACACACTAGGAACAATATATGAAGGGTTTAATATTATCAATCCTTCAACGTTTAAGTGGTATGGTATAGCACAAAGTTCAAACGCCTTAGTTACTGCAAGTGGTGCGATTAGAACAGCTGATCAATTTTTACCATCTGACTCTAATGGTATTACTGTTGGTACGTTAACTATTCAAAATTCAGGCGGCATAACTATTGGTACCTCGCAAAATAACGTGCAAAAGGTTGTTGGCCCAAGATTTTATATTGAAAATCAACTAAGAGATCATGATTTAAGTTTACGTATTCGTTCAACAGCATACGAATCGATTATTGTTGATGCATTGTACATTGATGCAAGTGAAGGCAAAATTGGTATTTTTACAACTAATCGGCTTCCTGAATATACACTTGATGTTGAGGGCGACTTAAGAGTTACCGGAGATTTAATTGTTCAAGGCAACACAACAAATATAGAAGTTACTACATTAAGAGTTGAAGATAAAAATATAGAGCTTGCATATAGTAGTGAAGGCCTAGTAAACGATCTTGTAGCTACCGGCGGCGGCATAACACTTCTATCTTCAGAAGGCAATAAGACTATTACATGGGAATCGTCAACTGATTCTTGGACATTTAATAGAAATGTTGATTTAAATTCAAATACACTAGCATTTAGTATTAATAATAGCATTAAACTTACAAATGATAGCCTGAGTAATATTTTATATGCAGATGATTTAGTAAGAATTGGAACATTACAGTTTTTAGATGTTGACACTATTAATATTAATAGCAACACTATTACTAGCAGTGTTACATTGAACGTTGTAGCGACCGGTGGAATTGCGCTCACTCCAAACGGTGATATCTCCATAGCAGGAAGTTATAAAATTACTGGACTAGCTAATCCAACCAGCGCACAAGACGCAGCAACAAAAACTTACGTTGATACGCAAATTTTAACTACACCTATTACATTTAGTCTTGATATTACAGCTCTTGGATCAGGCCTAACATTACAAACAAATGTAGCAGGATATTTAAACGATTTATATCCTGCTATACCAGCCAACACTGGAAAAATAGCAAGATTACATACAGTTTCATATTCAGGCGCTACAGTTACCGGTGTTGATGTAGAAGCAATTAAAAATATTAGTTTCGTAGCAGTAGATTCAAATGGTACGCAGAATGAGTCTGCTGTACAAGACGTTGTTTTCGACCCCGCAGGCGCAAGTGGTGCTGTAGTACTTACACCGATTAGGGGATTAATGGTAATGCAGTCAAATGGCTCAGCTTGGGCACATGTATCAACGACTGTTTATCCTTAAAATGCGATAAATAACTTAAAGCACTAGGGGTTATAGAAAAATGGCTTATCAAATAGATAGATATAATAATTCAGTATTAACAATAGTAGAAGATGGAACTGTTGACCAAACTACGGACTTAAAGTTCATAGGTAAAAATTATGCTGGTTACGGTGAAATACAGAACGAAAACTTCCTGTATTTACTTGAAAACTTCAGCGGCGCCAATGCTCCACCTAGAGCACTAAGCGGTCAGTTATGGTTTGACAGTGCAAACAGCAAATTAAAATTTTATGACGGTGCTCAGTGGAGAACTACCGGTGGATCAGCAGTAGGACCTACTGAACCAACAGGATTGACCGACGGCGATTTTTGGTGGGATAGTGCTAACGACCAGTTGTACGTGTTTAACGGTACTGATTTTATCTTAATTGGTCCTCAGAACGCTGGCGAAGGCGTAACACAGATGATAAGCCTGGAGCTTCTAGACAACATTGGTGCTGGAACTTCAAAGAGTGTCATTGCTGCAACAATTGAAGATGAAGTAGTTGCTCTTTTTAGCACAGCAGAATTTACTATAAATGCAACAACTCCAGTAACTGGATTTGATAGGGTTAAAAAAGGTGTAACATTAGCTTGGACTAAAGCAGCTGACTTAGGTGTAACAAATAGCGCAGCAGTAGTAGGAAAAGATTTTAATTTTTGGGGAACAGCAAGCAACGCAGAAAAATTAGGCGGCCTCAGTGCAGCTAGTTATATAACTACACAACTAGGCATTCCTACTGTGTTTACTACATCTGTTGAATTTCCAGATGATGGTATTGCTGTAGGTGATAGTTTAGATTTTAAATTTTATGTTGAAAATGGTGATGAAGGTATTATTGAAAATCAAACAGGATTAGGTAGTGAAATTAAGTTTAAAACTACTAATGGTGTTGGAACTTCTACAAATTCTATAACTATTAACTCAACTGGACTAGTTCCTGGTGCTGATAATACGTACGATATTGGTACAAGCGGACTTAGATTTGCTAATATCTATGCAGTTTCTTTTAAAGGAATAGCAGATAAAGCAGAAAGTTTAAGAGTTGGTTCAGATTGGAGAACAGCAAGCACTAGTGCAAATCCAAATACTATTGCTGCAAGAACCGGTGACGGAAATATTGCAGCAAACCTATTCCAAGGTACTGCTACTGCTGCTAGATATGCTGACTTAGCAGAAAAATATACTACAGATAAAGAATACCCAGTTGGCACAGTAATGGCTGTAGGCGGAGAAGCAGAAACTCGAGCAGCAAAGGTTAGCGATCTTGCTATTGGTGTAATTTCTGAAAAGCCAGCTATCATGATGAATAGTGAAGCTGATGGTCAGTACATAGGTCTTAAAGGTCGTCTACCAATTAGGATATCAGGACCGGTATCAAAAGGAATGCCTGTTTATGCGTGGCAAGATGGTGTAGCTTCAACTATTGCTTCTAATGGACTAGTTGGGGTTGCGCTAGAAACCAACAACGACGAAGGTGAAAAGCTAGTAGAATGCGTACTAAAAGTTTAAGGAACCAGCATGGCAGACATAAGCGCAGCACGGCTTAACAACTTACAGTCGAGATTAGAATTAATTTTAGGCAACGGCGCTGGACAGAATGGGTACGGCCAAACCTTAAACAGTTATCCGGTCTCAAATCTTAGCGGCGTTATTGCAGCAGCTGACATTAACTCTATCTATGCAGATATGGTTAGAGCTAGAGTACATCAAATTGGCACCCAGCCTACAGAAATTGCTCAGCTGGTATCAAATCTTAATATTATTGGTGAAGAAAGCAGTTACCAATTAGGTGATGATGGAGTAACAGTAACAGATCCAAGCGGCAATTTAAAAGGTATTTTAGACTACGAACGCTTAATGAGTCAAATTGAGCTTGATAAATTTTTAGTTCATTCATCTCAGGCATCGATTGAAGCAGGAATTAGTAGTTCTAGGACTGCTGAGTGGAATGGTATTATATACCATGAAGTTACAGTAAACTTTAACAATGCTGATCACAGACGCCACTTTTTTAATACAGGCAGTAATATAAGATTTAACGGCAGTAACAGCGGAGCAATCGGAGACAAAGGTAAAGATTGGAATATGTTGTTAATTGAAATTGGATCAGTGTCCTTTGGACATGCAACCACTTATCCAACAGGTTCGGGCATAGGTTCGGCGATTGGTAATTTCGGATTAACAGATGCTTATCAAACTATCTTTACTAAAGTTGGCAGCGGCACGTATTCTGGCGTGTATGCTGGAAACATTTATACCATTAAAGCACGAGCACCAAATAGTAGTTCTATTCAGTTTAAGATAGAACTCAATGACGTTGTAACTGATCCTGTTGTTGATAATAACGTTGAGGGACGCTTAATTAGTAATATTCAGCATACAAGAGCTGATTCTGCTAGTGTAAGTGTCCCAGCCCCAACATATACCAACACTGTTGCTCTTTCTTAAGAGCAGCATTATAAGAGTATATAAATACTCTTAATAGAGGAACAGGAATGCCCACCACAACAAAGGTATTAGCATCAAGATTTAATACGTTAGTAACTAGAATGAATGCTATTCTAGGAACTTCTAACCTGTTAACTCCTACCTTTGGTTACGGCCAAGCTACAACTGCTAATACAGTAGTTGGTAATTATAATACTAATACAACCTCTACTAATCTAATAGACGATGCGCAATATCGAAGTTTGTACATTGACATGGTACGAGCTAGAGTACATCAAATAGGTTCAGCAGCATTTACTCAAAGCCCGTTTCCAGTTGGCAGTTACAATATTAACGGTGCCTCTACAGACAAAGTTACTGAAGCATATATCATTGCATTAGAATCTTTAATGACATCAATTGAAACTGATAAGTTTTTAATTTATGAAGCACAGCAGGCTGCTTTAGAACCTTTAAAAAATTCTGGAGGTTTTAATTTACAAGGTTCTAGGACTCAATCTGCCGCTGGAACTTGGAATCAAACACTTTCATTTATTTTTACAGTTACATTTACTTCTGATGCTGCTAGACGACACTTTTTTAATTCTGGTGGACAGGTTAGGCTTGCAGGTCAGCGTGTCGCAGGTGTAAGCTCAAACGCTAAAAGCACATCATGGACAAATTTACTAACTTCAGTTGGTCAAGTTACATTTGCTGTAAATAGAACTTACAGTACACTTGCTTATGGTTCAGGAACAAGTATTGGAAACAAAGATCTTACAGGCACCTATCAACAAATATATCAAGGCGGCTCTGGAATATATTCAGGCAACTATGTTCGAGTATACGCTCTACAAAATAGCGGATCACAAATTCAATTTAGGGTTTATTTTGAAGATATTAGGTCAGAAGGGATTGATGAACCAGTCTATGGTGACTTTAATATCACCACACAAATACTTCGTCCAGAAGGTACAGTTACTATCAGCGGTAATTCTTACAATACAGTTACAATTACTCCAGCTCCTATTGGTACGATAGTTACCGACATTACACAAATTTAATTCTTGCTTTTTCTTTAGAACCCTGCTATAATGTATGTTATATAGCCAATTTCTTACCACTTGGCCTAACAAAACTAATATATAATTTAAACTCAGGAGTTTAATATGGATGAACGCTTAGAAAAAGCCCTTGGCTTTAGTAACTATATGGTTACGTTGAACAATCAAAAAAGGGTAATTAAAGAAAAATTTCACGAAGATCTGCTTTATTTTATTAGCGGATGTCAGTTTACAGTTACTAAAGAATTGATCACATTTGTAGGGTTGCTAGCTAATAGAGGCACTGATCAAAATGCTGTACTAACTGATGACAATGATATTCCACTTCAAATTGAAGACTTATCTAAATTTTATGACGACATTCTTGATGTCTACTTTACTGCATCAAACTCATACTTTGCAAAATATGAAGACCTAAAGAAAAATAGAAGAATAGAGACATTAGTTGGCTATGAGCAACAAAACTAAAGGCGTTGTTGTTTTTGCAAGAAACAACGGTAAACTAGACTACGTTAAACAGGCTGTATTTCTTGCAGGCCGTGTTAAGAAATATTTAAATCTTCCTACATCAATTGTAACAGATTGCCCAGATTATTTACGAAATAATTTTGATGCCAGTGTATTTGATGAAATTATCACAGTTGATTTTATTGATTCTAGAAACCACCGAACTTATTTTGATGGGTCGTTATCACATAAAAGTGCCCCATTTAAAAATGACATGCGAGATGGCATATACGGGCTTTCACCCTATAACGAAACACTGCTATTAGATGCAGACTATGTGCTATGCAATGATTTATTTTTAAATTGCTTTAATTCGCAACACGATTTAATGATGTTCAAAGACTCTTATGATTTATCATATCATAGAGATGATACAGAGTTTCAAAAGGTCAGTGATTATTCTATTGATTTTTATTGGGCCACTGTTGTATTTTTTAGAAAAACAGCCGATAATAAAATATTCTTTGATTTAATAAGACATATTAAAGACGAATGGAATCATTATCGTCGTGTTTATCAAATAGGTTCGTCACTTTTTAGGAATGACTTTGCTTTTAGTATTGCTGCTCATATTATGAACGGATTTTCAAAAGGTACTTTAATAACCGGTTTGCCGGGCAAGCATTATTATACCACAGATAGAGATATTTTACAAAGTTTAGATAACGAAAAAATGATTTTCTTATTAGAAAAGAAAGACTATTTAGGCGAATATACCTTGTTAAAAACTGAAAATCAAAGCATACACGTAATGAATAAATTTAGTTTAGAAAGAATCATTGACAAGGAGTTAGCCAATGGATAAGACCCAAGGTATACTAGTTCTTGCTCAAAATTTAGATACTGTTGATTATGTTGAACAAGCGTGTTTATTAGCAATGAGTTTGCGTGTTACTAATCCTAATACACTGATTAGCGTAGTAACTAACGATGTTGTTCCTGAAGAATATGTTAAGTTTTTTGATAAAATAATTCCAATTCCATTTAATGACGATGCTAAAGACAGTGAATGGAAAATTGAAAATAGGTGGAAGTTATATCATGCCACTCCGTATGATAGAACAATAGTACTAGATACAGACATGTTGGTATTGCAAGATATTTCAAGTTGGTGGGAAGTCCTCTACAACTATGATTTATTTTTTACTAGTAAAGTTTTTACATATAGAGGCGAACTAGTAACTAGTGACTATTATAGAAAAACATTCACAGCAAATCATTTACCAAATTTATACAGCGGATTTCATTACTTTGAAAAAAGCAAGCTAGCATTAGAGTTTTATACTTGGCTAGAACTTGCAATACAAAACTGGGAACTTTTTTACGGAACCTACGCAAAGGAGCAGTATCCAGGCCGCCTAAGTGTTGATGTTAGTGCAGCCGTAGTTGCTAAAATTTTAGACTGCGATGCAGAGATCACTAATGCATATAGTAGTTTTCCAACATTTACTCATATGAAACCAAAAATTCAAAATTGGAATTCTCCTAAGTCAAAATGGCAAGATTGTGTTGGTGTGTATATTAGTAGAGATTGCCAAATTAAAATTGGCAATCATGCACAAACTGGAATTTTACATTATACTGAAAAAGATTTTGTAACTCCTGAATTAATTGAACGCTATAGGAATTACTTACATGTCTAATTTTGCAGATTTTTTAAAAAGTATAAATTTAGAAATTGAAGTTGATAACGTATCGTATGTCTATTATACCCCCGTAGACGGAAAAATACACAAAATTTCAAGTTCTAATATTCCGCATGTAGATTATGAAATTATTGAAGTTGCTCACAACAGTGTATCTGATATCATTAACGGTACAAGAAATACTGACGACTTTGTAGTAACCTATGACACTAGCTTAAAACAACTTGCGTTAAAAGAAGTTACATACGAAGAAGGGCTAGATGTAATAAATTATAAACTATTCCAACTTCCTGTCTTTAAAACTATTACTGATGACTATGGATCTAAAAGACCTCTTGTGCTTGAAAGCATTTATGATGGAGTAGATGTATTTGTTTGGATACCAAAACAAGACTACAAAAAAGATTCATTAGTTTGGTATAATAACGTTGTATATAAACTGTTAGAAGACTGTATGTTTTTAGATAGTTTTGATACTGCAAAAGTTGAAATTTATATTGAAGATGTGCTAATAACAAATGCAAAAAGTTCAGGACACTTCTTAGAATATAAAGAAAAATTTCAACCGATTTACGACGATATCTTTGTTGATGTATGGTATGATAATTTAAAACATTATGCGGGACAGCATGTTTGGCTAAACAATGCAGTTTATAAAATTATAAAAGACCAAGATGCAGGTACGCATTTTAGTATAAACAATACTGAATCGATAATTCAAAATGTCTTATTGTACAACGATAGTAACAAATACTTAACATTTACATCAGGGTTAAATCCTGGCGACAAATTATTAGATAATAATAGGCTTTATTTGTATACTGATGAAAAGATATCAGTTGAGCAATCTAACAAATCTGTGATGTTCTATTCATCACAACGACATGCATTGGTTTATAATACAGATACAAATACATTTGTAAAATTTTCTATCAAAGAACGTAATAATAAAAATTTAGCAAACACTGAAACATTAGATGCTAATCTTAAAATTACTGCTATAGATACTGTGCGCCGGGGAACAAAAATTTTAGTAGGAAAAACTCTGTTTTTATGCAATCCAACAGACGAACACGAGTTTGATATAAATGTAGTTCAAAATAATATACATGGATCTTGGGAAATTTATTTAGGTAAGAAAACTATAAAGAGTTTAGAATCTATACATTATTATGGAACAGATATATTATATTTCAGTGTAACAGCAAAGCATGATCCGAATATTCTTTATAGAACTGTTGAATTTTCGTTGCGTGAACTATTGGATGAAAAAAGACGAGTATATCCTTACAAATACGATTGGGAATTTAATAAAGAAGACGTAAGCGTTTACACTTCAAAGTTTTTTGACAGCTACTCACATGAGATTTTAGAATGAGCCAAAAATTTAAAGTTATTGATTATGACATAATATATCTCAGCTACGACGAACCCAACGCTGAAAAAAATTATGCTGACCTATGTCAAAAGGTGCCATGGGCAAAACGTGTCCACGGGGTTAAAGGTAGTGACGCTGCACACAAAGCCTGTGCTCGACTAAGTGAAACAGATCGTTTTATTACTGTCGACGGCGACAATATTATTAGAGAAGAATTCCTTAATCAAGAAATTGATTTTAAGGAACACGAAGATTTGACACATACTGTAATCAGTTGGTGCGGGCGCAATTCAATTAATGGATTAATGTATGGTAACGGTGGTCTAAAATGTTGGCCTAAAGAATATGTGCTTAACATGAAAACGCACGAAGCAGCAGATCCTCGTAACAAGCATGCCCAAGTTGATTTTTGTTGGGATGCAAAATACATACAAATGAACAGTTGCTACAGTGATGTATATAACAACGCCACTCCTTATCAAGCATGGAGAGCGGGTTTTAGAGAAGGCGTAAAGTTAGCATTGGATAGAGGAGTTAAACCTTCTATAGAAGATTTCCATAAGAATCATTGGAGATGTTTACATTGGTTATACATTTGGACAATGGTTGGTGCTGATGTAGAAAACGGTCTATGGGCAATATACGGCGCAAGAGAAGGACTCTATAAAACCATGTGTACTGATTGGGACTATGTTCAAGTACGTGATTTTGAATATCTAAATTCTTTATGGAATGAAGAATACAATAAGATTACTATTGATATGCTTCCTTATGAAATTATAGGACTAGGAGAAACATTAAAGCATGAGCTCAATATTCCAATAGGCGACACACTGTCATCGGATCAAAGTAAATTCTTCAAAGCAGTGTATGAGCATCCTGCTAGAACTGATCATCAGAGATTTATAGAAAAGTTATAAAATGCAAATACCTCTATATACTAGAAAAGACGTACTACCGCAGTACAAATATTGTTGCGGATTTCCGCAAGACAAATTAACTGATCAATACTTTGTAAAAATGGAAGACCCTACCGGCTATTTTGGTTTATACGGTGATCCATTTAAAATTGTTTTTAAAGATTACGATAATGATAGAAAATACTATTTTCCAATAATAGTAAGTTTTGAGCATTCGTTAGAAATTATTAAAGATATAACATTTCCTGACATAGTAACACAAGATATTTTAAATAACAGATGCAAAATACTTGTTATCAATCCGTTTGAAGGATGGAGTTGGGATTTTTGGATTCAAATTAGAGATATTATTATACAAAATAATAATTGGCTTACTCCAGATAAATTTGTTTTTTCGTGTGCAAATTTACATCCAATAGATAATATTAAAACAGTATACTATAGTTTTTGGGAACGTCAAACTCGATATGAAAATTTACCATTCCTTCAAGAAAAAGCACACGTAGAAAAAATAGGACCTAAAGTTAAAAGACTGCATAAATTTATTTGTTTAAATCGACGACCACATGCAGGAAGAATTGCACTAGTAACAGAGCTATTTAAATATAGAAAACAAGGAATGCTAAGTCTTGGCCGTAATGGCCAAATGCCTAAGGGGTATTATGATCAGCAAGAAGAAATATTCAAAGATGCATATCCTGTAACATTTGAAAAATACATTGATCAAAATGTTAGATCTTCTGTTCCTTTACGAATTAATGATGGCAGAAATCCTGAAATTGAAAATCCCGTTCATGACTGGGCCACAGAAAAATTCTATGATAGTTACTTACACATATGTCCAGAAACTTATCAATATTGGTCAAACAATAGAACATTTTTTAGTGAAAAAATATTTAAACCTATTATGTTTCTGCAACCGTTTGTTATAATAGGAGAACCGTACTCCTTAAAATCTTTAAAGAATATAGGGTATAAAACTTTTAACAAATGGATTGATGAAAGCTACGATGAAATTAAAGATAATAATGCTAGATTAAATGCAGCAGTTAAGTCTTCAATAGACTTCTTTACTAAGACAGATGACGAATTAATAGAAATTATTTCAGATATGTCTCATGTGCTTAGTCACAATTCATCTATGCTAGTATATAGATCTTTAATGAATGATATTAATTTAAAAACATCGTTGTGGAATATATTAAATGACTAGACTAGTTACGTTTGGCTGTTCCTATCCATACGGCCACGGCTTACCTGATTGTTTTGATAAAAAAAATTTAGGCTATGGAATTGAACCTAGTAAATTTTCATTCCCTGAATTAATTGCTCAGCATTGCAATTTTGAAAATGTAAATTTAAGTAGACCGGGTATAAGTAACAAAGGTATAATACATAAGTTACAGAAATTTACATTTCAAAAAGGTGATATATGCTTACTAGCATGGACGCATATTGACAGAAGTTCTTTTATAACTGAGGATAATGATATTAAGTTCATTGGGCCTTGGCAAAAAGATAAATTATCAATGAATTATTACAAGCATTTTTTTGACCATTATGATAATTTATGGAACCTATCACTGTACATTAACTATGCTAATTTATATTTAAAAAACAAAGGCGTTATTGTAATTAATATACAGGGATACGATGCAGGCATAACAATTGATTGGGAATCTCTAGTAGATGAGACTACGATTATAACTTCAAATAATATTCACTCGCAGGTTATTGATATAGCATTAGATGGAAAACATCCTGGTATTAAAACACACGAGCAATTTGCAAAAGATTTAATTCTCTGTTATAAACAAATTTTAAAGGAACAAATAAGTTGAAAATTGATTTATATTTTGAAAATAACGGAGTTACTAGCTCAGTGAGCAAACGACAACCTTTTTTAAATGCAATACCTTCTAAATTAGTTCCTAAAACTGTTATTAATCCCGAGGCTGAACCTGCAGAAGTTTATTTTGGTATGTTTGGCGGAAGATTTCGTGCTAGTTTTACAGTAAACGATAAGATACCTGTAAACAAAAAATTTTATTATCCTATAATTTTTAGTCTTTCCTCATTAAGTGATTATGTTAATAAACTATCAATTCAACCAGAGATAATACAGTTAGTTATAGACGGCATGTGTAAGATATTAATAGTATGTCCGTATGAAGGATGGTCTTGGAATATTTATGATAATCTAATAGATCCATTAGTAAAACGTTATAACTTAAATCATAGCCATTTTGTTATTATGACAGCAAAGTTAAACAATCATCCTAAATGTAAAGTAGTTTATTATAATAATTGGGAAGTGACAGCCACAGGTAGGAATCATTTAAAAGATTTAGAACTTGGTAAAGCAGCAGTGCTTAACACAGAAAGTAGGCCCTATAAATTTATTTGTTTAAACCGACGAGCTAGTTGGCATAGATTTGGCACAGTATCCAAACTATGGTCATATAAACATCAAGGATTATTAAGTTTTTGGCAAGAAGGTTTTATTCAGGATGATATTAATTATTTAATAGAACAAAAAAAGCAGTTTTTTCAAAACTTACCTAGTTTAGCAAAACTATGGATTGATAATAATATAGATGAATCTATGCCGCTACGTCTTTCAACAAAATACGATCCTTTTAAAATTACTAATAAGGTTAATCCAACTGACGACCAATATTCAGACAAATTTTATGAAAGTTATTTGCACATAGTAACTGAAACAACAATGATAGATGAAGGATTTTTCAGTGAAAAAATCTTTAAGCCAGCAATATATTTTCAACCATTTGTTCTTATTGGGCAATATAAAGGACTTGAATATTTAAGAAAAATAGGTTACAAAACATTTTCTGCTGTAATAGATGAAAGTTATGATTTAGAAAAAGATAATGAAAAACGTCTTATTATGGCTATAGATTCTGCTATTGAATTTATAAAAAAAGTAGATTCTAATCTTATGATACAGTTATGGCCTATACTTGAACATAACTCTAAAGTATTTTCAAATAGAGCAAATACTATTACTAAGAATTTAGTAGAAGATTTAAAATCAGCTCTTAATATTTAGAATCTATTGTTATATAAGTATTTAACAGGGGACACATATGAAAAAAATAGCAATGATAGGATGTGGTAAATTAGGATTACCTTGCGCAGAAGTAATGAGCCAGCACTATGACGTTGTTGGATATGATGTAATAAAAGATCCAGCTGCACAGATACCATTATTAGATTCTATAGAAGCAGCAGTTAAGGGTAGAGATTTTATCTTTGTAGCAGTACCTACTCCGCATGATCCAGTTTATGGTGGTAGCAAACCAATTGCAGATTTGCCTACTAAAGATTTTGATTACAGTATTGTACAACACGTATTAACTGAAATTAACAAGTACGTTACACAAGAACAATTGGTAGTTTTGATCAGCACAGTATTACCTGGAACTGTTAGAGCACACCTTCGTCCATGCATAACTAATGCTCGTTTCATTTATAACCCTTATTTGATTGCTATGGGTAGTGTTAAATGGGATATGGTTAATCCAGAATGTCTAATTATCGGAACAGAAGACGGATCAGAAACTGGCGACGCTAAGTTACTGTCAAATTTTTATATTCCTATTATGGAAAATACTCCAAGAGTAAATATTGGTACTTGGGATGAAGCAGAAGCCATTAAGGTTTTCTACAATACTTTTATCAGTGCTAAAATTGGTCTAGTTAATATGATTCAAGACGTTGCTGAAAAGAATGGCAATATTAATGTAGATGTAGTAACTGATGCGCTTAAAGCAGCTACTCAACGCATCACTGGTTCAAAGTATCTAACCGCAGGACTAGGTGATGCAGGCGCATGTCATCCACGTGATAATATTGCGCTACGCTATTTGGCAGAACGCCTAGATTTAGGCTACGATCTATTCCATGCTATTATGCACAGTAGAGATCAGCAAGCAAAGAATATGGCACTTAAACTAGTAGGTCTTGCTAAAGAACATAATTTGCCTGTAGTAATTCATGGCCGCGCCTACAAGCCATATGTTGAATACACTATTGGAAGTTATAGTGAACTAGTTGGACATTTTGTAGAAGCTGAAGGAGTTGAAGTTGCCTACGCAGATCCACTAACAGGCGATACATGGGCTGGCCAAGCTGTTATTCTAATGGCACACAATCCAGCAGTTACTTATGCAGGAACAGGTGTTGAAGTTTTACCAAATCAATTTTATTTTTATATTGAACCAGGCAGTGTTGTTCTTGATCCTTGGAGAACTATTGACAACATTAAAGGATCTACAGTGATACATTATGGAAATACGAGAAAACAAAACCATGCAAAATAAATTTTGTAAAGCATTAAGTAATGCAGTAAGTTTTAGAATTCCTGGAGATAGTAATTCGTTAACATTTAACCCCTGTTGTTTATATGATGAGTATCTTCCGTTTCATCCAACTGTTTTTAAAAAACAACGACAAAAGTTTATAGAAGCAGACCAAGACTATTTGCCAGGTTGTAGTAAGTGTAAGTTAAAAGAAATTACACATGGTTTATCTAAAACACAGAGACATAATTTTAACAAGCAAATACCTAATGGTATTGGCGATGAAATTCATAAATTAGAAATAGTACTAGATACTACCTGTAACGCAGCATGTATACAGTGTGGAACATATCAAAGTAGCTTGTGGCGAAATGAAGTTGCTGCTAGAGATCCTAACTATATTAATATACAACCTAAAAGTCAAATTGATTTAAAGATTGAACAAATTAAAAAAACTGTTGACACGCAAAAAGTTAAGAAGTGGCATTTTTGGGGCGGAGAACCGTTACTAACTGACACCCATATGAAATTACTTAACGAAATTGAAGATCTTAGTACGGTATCAATTGCATACACAACAAACGGCAGCATCTTTCCTAAAGATGATGTTTTAGAATTATGGAGTAAATGTAAAGAAGTTACTATAGGCGTAAGTACTGATGGTATCGATGATAAATTTCATTATATCCGATGGCCTTTAAAATTTGATAAATGGGCTAGCGTTGTTAGCAGATTCAAAAATGAAACTAGCTCAAATGTTAAATTTCATATTAATTATTGTGTTTTACCACTTAATGCTCTGTATACAGACGAAATGGATGAATGGCTAGATAAAAACTTTAGCAAGCATCGCGATGGTACAAATATTTCGTTTAACTTTATCAGAGGTGAGGGTACTATAGATGCTGCTTGTACTCCGATGAGTCTGCGAGAAGAAATTTGGAAACGATTAGGTGAGGAACATGTTGTAAGCAGTATTCTAAAAGAACTACCAGTAATAGACTCGGGCCAAATGTTAGCACATTTAAACTATTGGGATCCAATTAGAAAATTAGATTGGCGTAAAACTTTTCCTGATGTAGTAAGGCATTTTGAATGAAATATTGTATTATAGGATTTCCTAGATCAAGAAGTAGTATGCTTCTTGAAACGATTTCTCTATACTATAAAATTCCAGTTTTAGGAAGACCTATAGATGATTTTCACCAGCGTAATTTTCATTCCAATTTTGGAAAAAGTCTATTAAGAAATATACTTCGAACGGATCAGGGTGTTGTTCGTTTTCACCCATTGGAATTAATGAACAAGCAGGACAATTATAAAATTTACAATTTTGATTTGCTCAATTTTGAACAATACGACAAAATTTATTTTACATTTAGAGAATCAATAACAGATGCGCTAGCTAGTGAATTTGTAGCAAGCACAGTTGGCAAGTATACGTATATGCATCCAGATGCTCTTCTTAAACACATAGATCCTATAGAGTTTAATGACGATCAAATGATTAGATTGCATATCTATTCTGAAAATTTAGTTACACAATTAAAAAAATATTTAAAAGAAAACGGAATAAGATCTGAAGACTTATATTATAACGATATTCCAAATTATGTAAACGAACAATTTCCAACTGTAAAGACGCACCATGTAGAAACACACTATGATTATAAAAAAATAATTACAAACTATAATGATATTTTTTTAAAGTATGAAGAATTAAAGGACTGTAAGTGAATAAAGATAATTTAGGTTTTTATCTTGTAGGCTGGAAAAAAATTTATAATAAAGTCCTTGCGCTAATTGAAAGCAAGCGTACTGGATATGATATCATTTGGAATTTTAATGATAGCATTTATAGTAAATTTAATTGGGCAACTCCTATTGAATTATCGTTAGATGAGCTATACCGTATACGTGCTCAGCAACTAAGAAACAAATATGATTATATTAGCTTGCAATTTAGTGGTGGCGCAGACAGTACTAATGTGTTGCATGCATTTATAGATAACAACATTTTCATTGATGAAATTGTCATGCAGATTCCAGAGATGGATAGAAAAAATCTCAAAGATTTTGATATGTCTGAGCGTAATATCTATGGTGAAATAGAATATGTTGCAATACCATATCTTAAAAGTTTGGGGTCTAAATTACACCCCAACACTAAAATTATCATGCAGGATATTTGTAAATCTGCATTAGAATTGTTTAAGAATGATGATTGGATTGAATCACACGTACCTAGTGGACATGTAACTATTAGTACCATGGCACGACAAGCTATGCCAATATTTGATCAAACGCTATTAAGATTAAGTGAAAAGCAAAACGTCTGTCAATTGATCGGTGTTGACAAACCTATGGTATACTTTGATGGAACAGAATATTATGCTTATTTTGCAGATACATCAGTGACACATGCTAACCCAACAGAGCTAAGTTATGAAAATAAAAGAAACAACGGATTTCAAACTGAGTTTTTTTATTGGACAGCCGATTTACCTGAAATTGTAGTTAAACAAGCACAAGTTATTAAAGCAGCATGCGAAGTAGATACTGCAAAACAATTACTTTGGAAACAAGCACTGGTTAAGCACCTGGGCGAGTTTAGAGATACACTTGATCCTATAATTTATCCGGCTATACCTCGTCCTAAATTTCAAGCTAAGAAACCCTCTACTATACTAGTAGGTAATTCTATGGATGAATGGTTTTGGAAAACAGCATCTGCTGATATACAAAATAATTACATAGAAGGCATTAAATATTTAAAAACCAATATACTACATACACGCGGCATCGATGGCGATGTAGCCAACGGCTTTAATTCTATTAAAACTAGATTTTATAAATTATGATTAATGTAACACATTGGCCAGTAGTAATCTACGCAAATTACAGAACCGGCTCAACTGCTTTGGGGTATTGGTTAGCCCAAAAATATAATTGTAAATATTTTAATGAACCGATATATAGAAAGCCCGTATTTGATGAG